TCTACTTTAAGAACATCCATAGTAACTATGGTATGATATTGATCAAAGTATTCTACAATCTGGGTGATAATCCACTTATGAGAATCAGCATCAAAATAATCCGGATACAGTACATCTCTAACGTTAAGTAGGAATTTTTTATCAGTAAGTAATGACCCTAGCACTTTTAATTGAAATGCTTTACCGTACTGTTGAAGACTTTTTAATGTCATAATAACCTATTTTTTAAAAACCGTTAAACCCCTAAAGTTTTCTAGCCAACCTTCAGTATTTTTCGTTACACCCTCTATTCTATCAGAATCTAATAGATGTAAAAATGCTCCTGCTTGAAGATCAGGTACGCCACTTTTTATAATATCTAATATAGTATTTTTTTCTCTATTATCCAACACACTTTCATGTAAATTCATCAATTTAAAATTAGTTTCTACTTTATCCCATTGATGAATAATTTTAGAGAATATTTTTTTACCTTCTAGATTTTTTTCACATATCTCAAATATGTAATCTAATGTAGTGTTTGGTTTGTCTACTATATCAGGAAATTCAGATACTATAGTTTTTATACCCAAACCTTTCACTCCGCTTAAACCATCAGAATTATCTCCTAGTAATGCTTTTACTACATTATAATTCCCTGGTATTACTTTTATTTCTTCTTTAGTATTTTTTTCAGTATATACTTTTTTCTTTACAGGAGCATATACTTCTACATGCTTATTTATCATCTGTAAAAAATCTTTATCTGAGGAAATAATGGTTAATTTCTTTTTATTATTAGTAGCTTCTTGAGCTAAGTAAGCTATAATATCATCAGCCTCTAATTTTTCCATCATAATTTGATGTATTGGAAGGCATTCAAGATAGTCTTTTGTTCTAAATAATTGTCCTACTAGTGCTTCAGTTTCTTCTTGTTTAGTATCGTATAATCCCCAATGTGTAATTCTAGTATTAGCTCTATGAGCTTTATAATTAGGGTCTATATTTTGACGATTTCCGGAACCTCCTTTACCGTCCCATACTATTATTACTCTAGTAGGATCAAATATTCTAGTAACATATCCTAAAGATCGCAAAAAGCCAACTAGGCCTCCAATATGGTGACCTGTTGGACTCATTGCTTTGAGCAGGGAAAAGCTACGAATTAACATATTCATAGCATCGATCACCATAATGTGATCATTTAGCTCTCGGGGTGGGGTCTGCTTTAAGTTCTTTAGTATTTTATCGTATGCCACTAGTCTAGTAAATTAGTAGTGATTTTCTCTTCTTCTAAATCTCCTTCTTCAACTAGATCGAAATCTAAGCTACCAACTAATTTTAACCAGTGTTCTTTATGAGCATCTCTATACTTATCTATAGCTTTCTTATCGTCTGCTATAAAACCATGTTGCGTCATAACTATTCTACCTCTAGACTGTACTCCTCCAATATGATTCTTTTCTATCTGGACGTTAGTTCTTTTAGCAAACTCTACTTGCATACCATTTTTAATAGCTTTGATTTTAGACGTACCTGGATTAGTAATATTACCAAAGGTAACTACTAAGGTTGCATCATACCACATAGACATACCCCCTTTATTTTGTAATTTAGGCATACCCATAGGGTGCTCTGGTTTCATAGTCCATACTTTATTAATTGCTACTAAAGTATTTGTATAAGGAGAATTTTCTTTCCTAGATAAAAGAATCTTTTGATTTAAGTTATTTCCAAACTGAGTAGACATAGCTCCTGCATTCCATTCGTTATTATTCTTATTAGAACGAACTGATAAATCACAAGGAACAGAGCCAATAGAGTCCCATAAGAAGCACATATCAAAAGGAAGATTTCCTTTCGCCTGTTCATCCAAAAGATCTGCTATATATACTGCTACATCTTCTATAGTATTCAAAACACCTCTATCAGCATATAAAAAATGACCTTCATAATCAGTGATAGTACCGTTTGCATCAGTTACTTCGCTAACTTCTAGTCCCATTTCTTTAGCATGTTCCCATGACCACTTCATCTCAGTAATAATAAAGACTGGGAGAATGCCCAATTTCTGAGCACTCACCGCAGCTTCAATTAGGGCAGTTGTTTTGCCCGTATCACTATGTCCTCTTAAAAGAGAAATGTGACCGGTAGGTATACCGGGTAGGGAAGTAATATCTTGAAAAGCTTTAGATAAAGGTATCCAACCTTGTTCTTTAAACTTTACAGAAGAGTTTGAAAACCCTTTCTTTTTCTTAAAATTGCTTAAGTTGAACGACTTACGTACTGCAGAGGTCGCTCTTGCTTTTACTTCTTCTTTCTTTTTTGCCATTTTTACTCGTTAAATAGGTCATCAAATTTACTAACTGTGTCTTTGTTGCCAGCGGTAGCTGTTTCCAAAGTAAAGTCAGTCTTTTGAGGACTTCCTGAGCTTTCTGGCTTGCTTGATTCCGAACCTGCTACTGGAGTATTCTCTTCTGCTGATCCAGGATTCAAATAATTCTGAAGTTGTTTTTTAATAAAATCATAATCGTATTGAGAATGAACCTCTACCGGATTAGGTTGAGTTTTAATCCAAGAATCAACTAAATCATTATTATCTGATAAAGGTGATTGTTTTGGTTTAATTCTAACCGAAGTAGTAGGGTAAGGGTTACCTTGTTGTTGTTCAACAATCATATCCCAACCATTGATTACATCAGTAAAATCACCTACATCTTCATCTTCAGCTAATGCTAATAATGCTTTGTAAATGGTAATACCAAATCCCCATAACCTTACACCTTTATCTTCTTCACCTCTTACTATAACAGGTGCGAAAATTCTAGTCTTAGGGTTAAGTTTCCCTGCTAATGACCAATTATCCTTATCCGAAGTCTTTTTAAGCTCCTTTACAAACTCTTCTATAGGGTCTTGCTTACCGAAATTCGATAAAGCTACCATTGGGTACTTCCCTATACCGTAATGAAACTTTAACTCTTTAAAAGGAAAAGTGGGATCAAAAGCCGATGGAACAATTCTTACTGTCTGTTTACCTAATTCAGGTCTCCAGAAGATTTTTGTGTAATCAGTTTTCTCTTGTTGCTGATTACCGTTGTTTAAGGCGTCTAATTTTGCCTTGATCGCATTTAAATCCATAATATAACTTATTTTAATTATAACGTTTAATATAATATAGGTAATAATATTCTATTATCCAACTATATCTCTAAAATTTTGTATAATTTTGTGTTTATTCTTTTGAGATCTGGACCTTTGGTAAGAAGTATACAATTTCTGTAATCTGTCCAGGTTACTTTATAGGTAGTATCTAAGACTCCTCCATTTAATTCTTTAATTAAAGTATTTAAAGCATTAATAGTATATAGAGTATTAGATTCTTTCTTTCTATGGACTAGAATTGTATTTTCTAAAAAAGCTCCTACATTGCCAAAATCAACATTATAAGTACAAATATATTCATCTTGACTCTTAGAGTAAAGAACGAATATTTTATTATAAATTATCTTATAACGTTCTTGAATTTGTTCAAGTACGCTCTCAAGCGAATCTTCTGTAGCAAAAGTACAGAACAGTTTATTACTCATATCTTCGTTTAAATATAAAGGTTCTAAATCGTAATCGAACCTGGAGGCTATAACATTTGCCATTTTATATAAATATTAAACTGTTTTACAAAACTAAATTATTGGAATATTTAAACTTTATTGGGTATTTTTTACCTTCTTCTAGTATATTTTTAATATCCTCTAAAGTTTCTTTTCCATCTTCTTTACAAAAATCAAATAAAATAGCATCATACGTGTATAAAACTATTTTTGATTTCTTATCTCTTAAGTACTTGAGTACTTCTTTTAATATAAGTATATTTCTTGAAGTTTCCAACGATTGCATAACATAATTCATTAATTTCTGTGGATGCATGTCTTTTAACTTAGTAGTAAAGGGTTTTTCACTAATAGGAGCTTTTATTTCTCCTTTCTTTTCAAACTCTTTCCATAAATCTTGAATAAACTTATTTATTTTTACAAAAACATCTAAAGATGCATGCTCTTCTGGTATCTTACCGTAGATAGCTTGAAAATTTATTTGTTTAGCTTTACTGTATTCATCATCTGTAATTTCTTCTTTACCAAAGTATAACTTTGCTAACTGCTTATGAGCGGATTCATTAGTAAGTGGGTGATTAATCTGTTCGCAAAGTAGTCGCAAGTGGTAACCGTCAAAGTCAAACTCTACAAAGTAATCGTTTTGCGGTTTAAAGGTTTTTCTATGCTTTTCAGAGTGAGGGATAGCAGCGTAATTAACACTATTATATGAATTAGTAGGTCTAGATGTAACATTATACAGGTTGTAGTAGGTCAGAACTGTGTTATTAACAGTATTGTATAAAGGATTTCGAGGTTTAAATAATTCATTATAAGCTTCATAATAAACTCCTAATCCAGTTTGCTCGATTAAATAGAAAACATTAATACCGGTTATATTATAAAAATCGAATCCGGTAGGTATTTTATATTTTACTATAGCTTTAACTTGATCGTATAGTTTTTCACAAGATTCATATAACTTAGTAATAGGAATTAATTTATTTATTTCTACAAAGTCTCTATTTTTATGGTAGAAATAGTTTAAAGTAGAATTTTCTTTAGAGTATTCTAACCTTTCAAATTTCGTCATTGAATATAGTAAAGAAAGATCAATTGCTCCCTGTATATTAAAGTGATATAGCAATTCTTTCTTATCAACTGTATAAAGAGTACTAAACTCCTGTAGAAGTTTGTAGACACGTTCTTTAGTAACATTTAAGCCTTCATCATGATCTATAGGAATGATAAAACCATGTTTACTATTAACTGGTCTTAAGTAAACTGCTATAGTACTTGCTAATTTAGGATGGTAATTATCGTTAGAAGATATAATATGAACAAAAGCTCCGAATCTAGCTAAGTTTTTTAAACGCTCTAACTGATA